GTAAACTTTTACTATTATCATCCCCGGCGCAGAACCAAGATTGTGCGCTATGTTCCTTGTGGAACTTCCGTCACCCGTATAAGTAACTACATCAAAGAAACCTGCTTGTTTGCGGAATGACCACGCTACTGTATCTGCCCCACTTTGGTTTTCTGAGCCACCCCAATCATCACCTGTGTTAAAACCTGTGCTAGATGGTGTCCAAGGGTTAGTCGCATTAAGGTATTGAGGTTCGGCTGTATTTGCATAAAGTAATTGGCCGTTACCACGCGCAGTATCATAAATATTGTGAGCATTTGTAGTAGTCCGCGACTTAAACCAAACCATCCCCCCTTCACCGGAAAGGTCTATACCGTTAGTTATAGTTTGGCCCGTGCCCCCGTCGCCTTTATACAAATTCGTTGCGAACACATCATCGACATATACCGATTCACCTGCACCGCCGGACGCTGCTTGTAGTAATTTATTGGCGCTCATAATTAGCCCATCGCTTGACCGGCAGTGAAGCCGTAGTAAGTAGTACCGCCGTCATAGGTGACGAATACGAACACATCAACACCACCTGACGTTGCAGTCAAAGTCGGCGCAGTAGCAGCTGCCCAATCAACACTTGCAGGCCAAGTAATAGTCCTGGCACTAGAGTCTTGAATAACCTTCAAGGAAAACGCACTGACCTTGCCTGATGCGGCAGGGTTAGAGAACGTATAGGTCACGTTTTCGGAAAGCGTATGAGTGAAGTTGTCACCATCCCTGAGATTTATAGTCGCCGCATTAGAACTAGAAGTTATAGCGGTAGACTCTTCAATCTTGCCGTTATCAAAAGTGACCACGCCGTTAGCGTCGGCAGTGACAGTCTTAGAGGCTTCAGTAGTGCCCAGGGTAGTAATGTCATTGTAATTTAACTCTGCCGCAGAGGCCGTGATACCGAGATCACTAAGTGTCGTTGCTGCGACTGTCCCGAACGATAGCTTGCCGGCGCCGTCTGTTTTAAGAAACTGACCGGATGAACCATCCGCATCAGGCAGTTCTAAAACGTAAGTCGCAGCAGCAGAGTGTGGCGGTCCCTTAATTGTGACGCCGTGGCTGTTTGATTCGCAGTTAAAGCGGATCGCGCCGGCGTTGGTGTTACCGTACAACTCAATAAACCCGGTGCCGTTAGGAAACAACTGGATGTTTCCGTTAGTGTTTGTGCTCGTAATCTGCTGACCGTTAATCGTGATGTTATCTACTGCAACGGATGTGAATGCGCCAGTGTTAGGAGTAGTCGCGCCGATAGGCGCGTTGTCAATTGTTCCAGAGTTGATATCGATCCCAGTGATAACCTTTGAATTTGTACCGCCCAACAGATCATCTAAATCCTGGATTGTCTGGTTGATATAACCGCCCCAGACTGACGAGTCGCCTCCAACGGTTGGTTTCTGAAAACTATAATTTGTTGTATTAGTAGCCATTTTAAATACCTATATCAGTCCAAGTTGTGCTTGGAGGGGTTACATTTGACCAAGTGTTAGTGACCGGGGTGACATCAGACCAAGAAGTCGAAACAGCAGGAATATCGTTATATTTCAAGTCACCGGCACAACTTGCAGTTGCAGTACACGAAATAGATTCAAGATTTATCAGCGGCGTATATGCGCCCAGGCATGCGGCTGTTGCATTCGCAGTTACACTAGCTGCCCCAGCTAATCTGGGTTGCGAGACAAGTTGGGTTGAGGCTGTGGCAGTTACGCTTGCCTGCGCGTCTTTAACGCCCCTGACATTATCGATTTGGGACGTTGCGGTTGCTGTGACCGACGCGGCTGCATCGATGACAATTTCTGCTGCACCTGTGGCTGTAGCGGTAGCTGTAACATTTGCAGCGCCACTAATGGCAAAACCGGCTTCACAGGTCGCAGATGCTGTGGCAGTTACGCTTGCCGCAGCGTCAGTTCTTGGGTTGTCCTGGCCATACGCGCCCGTGCCATAGGTAAACGAGCCATAGCCAGAGAGAACAGGCGCATATGAACCGTCGCCATATACGCCACTACCGTATGCACTCATGCCAAAGTAATATCTAAGTCACCGCTAGGAACGCGAAAAATATCGCCTGTCGCGATTGTTTTACTAGCTGTCAGCGCGCCGTGATAGAGCAGATTCCCAGATGAGGATGCGTCCAACACGGCGAAATGTGTAATAGTGCCCCAAGAATTCCCCGCAGCGCTAAATTCAATCGCTGAAGTATTACTTGCGACAGCACCTGTTCGCGAAAACGCCACAGACTGACGCGAGTAGTTAGTTCCGCTGCACTCTGTGCCAGTTCCGGCATCTGTCGGGTCTGACAAGAAAAGCGCCAGGTAAACAGTAGATGGCGATGTGTAAGTTGTGTTGCGAAGGGTCGCGTCTAACAATGCGCCTTCTAAGTAGTCGGAAAATGCTGCCATCAGCCGAAACTCCTGTGTCGTAAGCGAGGCGTGGTGCCGCTAAATCGGCTCTTCTCGTCCTCGGTTTCTAGTGAATTAAAAACATCCCGGTAGAGCGTCTGCCAAACAACAATGCGCTCGTCGTCTTTTAGGTATGGCGCTGCGTGCACCAGGGAGCCATATAGGTAAGTCTCTGGGGCTTTGGTCAGCAGCCAGTTGGTGTCTGAATCACTGCTGAGTGCAGGGATTTCTTCGTAATAGGCGATCTCACCCGTGTAAGTCGTGTCGGGCGTTGGGAAGACTTGAAATGTCTCACCGACCACAGAGTAGAACTTCGGCTGCCCGGCTGTGTTGCCGTGGGTCTGCCGTTCCTGGTTCTGCTGCTCAGTAGTAATCTGCTCTAAGTGCGTGACCGGGTTTGTATTCAACCTGATGTCACGGATTTGCAGGAAGTTGCCTGGGAAAGCCGAATACTCAGAATCTATGGACGCAGTCGCGCGCTGCACCATCTGTCTGGTGCGTAGGTCACGATTCAACTTGTTGTGCGCGTAATCAATAAAACTGGGGATAACCGACGTTAAATCGCTGCGGTTCAGCGTATCCGCGATCTCAGTTTTGAGCGTCCCATAGTTCGTTATGGCCATTAGACTTTGCCTTCTCGCGTCCTAAAGTGCTTCAACTCCGGCGAGTTCAGGAGTTGCTTCATCTTCTTTTGATCTTTTGTGTAACCCTTGCGGACCCACTCGTGGTACATGCTCATTGGGATCGAGGCGACCTTTGTCATATCGCCGTACCGGGTGTGTTTATCGGTTTCGTTCTTTTGCGCTTTCGCGTCTTTGAGAATCTGCGTCACGTCCTGCTGAGTTTGTATGCCGAACGTGTTGTCGTGTTCTGAATAGTGGAACGTGGTAGTCGTTCCCATGTCCTTATCTTTATCAAGAATCCTTTTCATACCGGCTCCAAAAAAAACGGGGGCCGAAGCCCCCATTCAAACCACTAGGTGATTTATGAAGTTGTGCAGTCGTAAATAGCACCACACGCCTTTTCGTTCTTCACGATCAGGCCATACTCCGCCAAGATCATGCGCTTCTCTGCGTCACCAGTTTTCGCCAGTTCAACAGTTTGCATGGGTCGGAGCATACCTACGCCAAGATACTCAGTGTCCAAAACGAAAACGTTTCGAGCAGGAGTAAAGCGATCAGGCACGATGGACAATTCGCCGAAATCGCTGACATATACATCAGCCGCCCCAACGATTGTGGTTGGTCCTGGAGGCGCCATGTAACGCTGTGCAGCGATACCCGCAAAGCCAGACATAGTCTGCTTATTGTGTGCACCTAAAAGGACCATTGTGGGTTCACCACCCTCTGTCCAACAGTTCTGAACAACGTCCTTAAGCAGCGCCTCAGTGAAGGCTCGCTTATTAGTTGCTTCAGTTTGGATAGTGGTAGGAATACCCGCAGTAAGTGCAGGATTCGCTCCGGCTGTACCAGAAGACCCTGTGTTACTGACTGAGTTCGTTGAAAGCCAGGCGCTCAATCCACCTGTCTTCCGAGCCGCACTCGTTGAACCCGCAGTAGGAATGACGTTGGCTGCAAGCACTGCTTCCATGTCACGTCGAAGTTCCTTACCCGCTTTCACGGTCTGGTACGCAATTTCTGAGTTGCGGCCTGCCAGGTCTTGGAACTGGAGGTTATCCGCAATTAAGAAGTCTTTGCGTGAGATTTGGGTTCTGTTGTTGACGCGGACTGTCGCAGTAACCGCGGTAAATGATGCAACATCATCACCATCGATCTGTGCGTTAGTAGCGTCGGCTGCTGCCAGAGAGTCCGTCTGCCACTCAAACAGAGTGTTAGAGACAGTCTCTTGGCCTATGTTTGATATCAGAGGAGTTTGCTCCGGGCTGATATCGTAGATGATGTTCATCAAGTCTTCGCGAATACCTTTCGCACTATAACTTGTGAACGTGTTAGCGACGATAGCCATATTGAATTACCTTCGTTTCGACTGATTATTCAAATGCATTTCAATCAACGCCTGCGCATCCGACATCTTTCCAGATTTCTTCACTTGCGCTCGCGCCTCACGAAATGCCGTTCTCGTCGGAGCCGCTCTTTCTTTAGACCCCGGTGAAAGGGTCTTACTGGTTTTCGCACGCGATTTCTTTGCTGCTGTAGCGCCCTGGTCGAATAACCAGGCCTTACGCATCATCGCGACACTACCCCAATCTGTGATTGCATTGAGTTGGTCCGCATCT